GTCCAAGCGTAAGGACATCAAACCCGTAGTCAACAACGGTCCACGTCCAGTAAAGCCATCGGCTGCTGGTCGTGTCTCCTCAACAACTGAAGGTACTCGCGCAAAACAGCGTCTTGCAAAAACTGGTCGTGTCGATGATGCGGCTAGAGCAATTGAACTTCTTTTGAAATGAGGCACTTAAATGGCTATCGTAACTAACACCTTTACCACCTTTGATGCCAAAGGCATCCGTGAAGACCTGTCAAACGTCATCACCAACATTGCTCCTGAAGAAACTCCTTACATGAGCAACATTGGTCGTGAGTCTGTCAGCAACTCGTTGTACGAGTGGCAAACAGACACATTGGCATCTGCCGCTGCTAACAAGCAGTTGGAAGGTGACGATGTAACTTCGTTTGACGCTGTTGTCGCAACTGTGCGTTTGCAAAACTACGCTCAGATCAGCCGCAAGACAATCGTGTTGTCTGCCACTGAAGAAACCGTCAACAAGGCTGGTCGTAAGTCTGAATTGGCTTACCAAATCGCCAAGCGCGGCGCTGAGTTGAAGCGTGACCAAGAATTCACAATGCTGAACGGCGCTGTGGCTGCTGCTGGTAACACTACAACTGCCCGTGGCACTGCCTCTTTGGGCGCTTTCGTGAAGACAAACGTGGATATGCAAACGAACGGTGCAAACCCTTCGTACACCACTTTGCCTAACAGCGCGCGCACTGATGGCAACGTCCGTACATTCACCGAAACCATCTTGAAGAACGTGATTCAACAAGTGTGGACTGCTGGTGGTACACCAAAGATGTTGATGACAGGTCCAGTGAACAAGCAGCGCGTGTCTGGCTTCTCTGGTATCGCATCAAGCCGTTTCAACATTGATGGTGGCGCAAAGCCAGCAACTTTGGTTGGCGCTGTTGACATCTATGTGTCTGACTTCGGCAACATCCAAGTGATCGCAAACCGCTTCCAGCGTGAGCGTGACGCATGGGTGATCGACCCTGACATGGCTAAGATGACCACTCTGCGTCCTTACCAACAAGTTGAACTCGCCAAGACAGGTGACGCTGAGAAGCGTATGCTGATCGTTGAGTGGGGTCACAAAGTGATGGCTGAGAACGGCATGGGCTTGGCTGCTGACTTGGTAACTTCTTAATCGAAGTAACGGAAGGGGCGGGGAAACCTGCCCCTTTTTTTATATGAATGAATCACGACTCTTTGACTACGATGATGCTACTGGCATCAAAAAAGTATGGCATTACGATGCTGATAAAGACGAAGCAACGATTGAAACGCTGCAAGACGTAGCACCAATCATTGAGATGAACAAGACTGATTTAACTCAGTCCGACAACACTGGCTGGAAAGGTGAGTTCCATCATGTTGCTCGTATCCCATTGTCTATTTACTACGAGCTGAAAGCTCAAGGCAAGCTAGACGATGACGCTTACATGAAGCGTTGGCTCAACGACCCTGACAACAGATTCTTTCGCGTGAAAGAAGGACAAGTATAAAAAAATGACACAAGAAACCGTTAAATACATTGCAGTATGCACACCCGCGAGAGATATGGTCCATGCGAACTTCACGTTCTGCTTGGTCAATATGGTGGCGTACCACACACTCAACACGCCTGATGCGATCTGTCTAAAGATCAACCAAGGCACACTGATTCAGAATCAACGTGCTGATCTATGCCTTGAGGCCATGAGAGAAGACTGCACTCATGTGCTGTTTATTGATTCTGACATGACCTTCCCGCAGGACATGGTTGGACGCTTGCTGGCGCACGATAAGGACATCGTGGCTACCAATTGCGCAAGGCGCAGGATGCCTACGGGACCGACAGCGCAAAAGACTTTGCCTGATGGCTCACGCGAGTTAATCTACACAATGCCAGAGTCAACAGGCTTGGAAGAAGTCGAGTCAATTGGCATGGGTGTCATGCTGATTAAGCGCAAGGTCTTTGAATCTTTGTCAGAGCCTTGGTTTGAAACGCCTTGGCGCAAGGACAAGCGTGGCTATATCGGAGAAGATATTTTCTTCTGTCGCAAAGCACAGGCATCTGGTTTTAAAATCTACATAGACCACGATGTGTCGAAGGAAATCGGACACATTGGGACATTTGAGTTCAGGCACGACCACACATGGGTGATGCGTGACTTGGAGAAAGCACAAAAGGCAACCTAATGGCACTCTCGACCTACGCAGAACTAAAGTCATCCGTTGCAGATTGGTTGAACCGATCTGACCTGACTACTGCAATCCCTGACTTCATCTCTTTGGCAGAAGCTCAGATGGAGCGCAAGCTGCGTACACGTCAGATGATTTCACGCGCCAGCGCCACAATCAGCACTGAATACAGCGCATTGCCAGATGATTTCCTTGAAGTCAAATCATTGAAGTTGCAGACAAACCCTGTGACTCCATTGCAGTTTGAAACGATTGATTCGTTGGATAACTTGCAGCAGCAATACCCGTCTTCTAGCAAGCCGCGATTCTTTTCTATCGTTGGAAATCAGATGCGCACAGTGCCAGTTGCTGATGATTCCTACACGGCAGAATTGACTTACTACGCAAAACTGTCAAAGCTATCAAGCACCAACACCACAAACTGGTTGTTGACAGCCGCGAGTGATGCGTATTTGTACGGCACATTGATGCAAGCAGCGCCCTACTTGAAGGACGATGCTCGCATTGCTGTCTGGTCTTCTATGTACATCAGTGCGTTGGAAGACTTGCAAGTATCAGATGATCGTGGCGCTTCTTCGGGTGGCGCTTTGATCGCAAGAGCAAGAACATTTGGATAAGGAGAAATTGAAATGATGATTTTTACGACTAAGGGCGACATGGATGATGCGCTACTTGAGAAAAAAGAGGGGATAATTGACAACGATAACGAGACAACTCGTTGGGTTGAATATTGGCACGAAGGTGAGTTAGTTCACCGATCTGTCGATATGGTTTTAAAGCGTTTCTCCGTAACAGGCGAACCAGTGGCAGCTTCTTTAGGATAAGGAATCCATCATGGCAAACACTCAAGCGATGTGTACTTCGTTCAAGGGCGAATTACTGGTCGGTCATCACAACTTTGGTACTGGCGTTGTTCGCGGTGCAACTACTGCTGACTCGTTCAAAGCAGCCTTGTACTTGGCTTCTGCCACAGTGAACGCATCAACAACTGCGTACAGCTCTACTGGCGAAGTGACAGGTACAAACTACACTGCTGGTGGTGTTGCTGTGACTAACGGCACTGCTCCTGCAACTAGCGGTACAACTGCCTACTGGACTCCTTCTGCCAGCATCACGTTCACTAACGTGACACTCTCAACTGCATTTGACGCTGTGTTGGTTTACAACTCAACTCAAAGCAACAAGGCTGTGAGCGTTCATACATTTGGTTCGCAGACAGTTACGGCTGGCACTTTCACATTGACAATGCCAACCAACGATGCAAGCACTGGCTTGATTCGTTTAGCGTAAGGATGTAGCTGGCAACAGCTACATTTAATAAATGGCTGCTTATGGTGGTGGTGCTTATGGACGTGGTACATACAGCACGACCATCTATCAATACGGACAGTATGGCGCAGCCAACTACGGCGTTGGAAGGTACGGCATTGGCCCGATTTACCTTTCAACTGTCGCAGCCACAGGTCAGACAGGGACTTTCACTCCTGTCATAAGCGTTGCCATCTCTGGCAATGCCATCACAAGCTCAGTTGGTTCCGTCAATGATTCGTTGGCAGTTGCCACATTTGGCAATGCGTCAACCACTGCGGTTGGTAGCGTCACAGAAGTCATCTCCAAGCAGGAAGACGGTACATCAGCAACTGGTCAGGTTGGCTCGGTTGGCTTAACTCATTCACAGGCTTTAACTGGCAACGCATCAACAACGGCTGTTGGAACAGTATCTCGCGGTGCAACATCAATTGCTCTGTCTGGTAATGCTTCAACCTTGTCTGTTGGAAGCGTCACAGAGGTCATTTCGACTCAAGAGGACGGAACGGTTGCAACTGGTAGCGTTGGAACTGTTGGAGTTTCAGTCTCTAAAGCCATAACTGGAAACGCATCAACAGCATCTGTTGGCTCTGTTGCTGAAACAAATGCAGTTGCAGTATCTGGAAACGCCTCAACAGCAGCCGTTGGCAGCGTTGCAGAAGTCATATCCAAACAGGAAGACGGAACGTCTGCAACTGGCAGTGTTGGCTCTGTTGGTATTTCAGTCTCTAAAGCTGTAACTGGCAACGCCTCAACCACTGCTGTCGGTTCCGTGGCGCGTGGCGCAACATCATTTGCCCTGTCTGGCAATGCTTCCACATTGTCTGTTGGCAGCGTTACACCATTGGCTTCTATTGCCGAGAACGGCAACTCTGCAACTGGTTCGGTTGGCTCAGTTAGCCGTGGTGCGACATCAATTGCTTTGTCTGGCAATGCTTCAACGCTGTCTGTTGGAAGTGTTGCTGAGACAAGAAGCCATGCAATAACTGGCAACGCCTCAACATTGTCTGTTGGTAGCGTTTCTTACGCTATCCCGACCAGCATCACGGGTGTTTCGTCAACTGGCTCTGTTGGCACAGTTTCCCGTGGCGCAACGTCATTTGCCTTGACGGGTGCATCGTCAACCCTGAGTGCTGGAACGGTCACGACAATCGTGTCTGAGCAAGAGGATGGCGTTGTTGGTACTGGTAATGTCGGTTCTGTCACTGGCTCTGCCTCAGTTGCCATCACAGGAACATCTGCAACTGGCTCTGTTGGGACGCTTACTGGACGATTAAGCATTGCTGGAAACGCTGCAACTGGCTCTGTTGGCTCTGTCACAAATGCTGTCACGGTTGCCATTTCCAGCGTTTCTGCCACTTGCGCTGTTGGCGATGTGGTTGCATCATCTGCCACTGAAATTGCTCTGTCAGGAGTTTCTTCATCAGTTGACCAAGGTGACGCGCAATTAGCCCGAACTCTTGAGATAATTGGGGAAATCGTACAGGGTGCAGTTGGTAGTTTTGGAATCTTCTATTGGCGTGACATTGACGATACGCCAGAGGATTGGCAGGGCATACCAGACACGGATGAGAGTTGGACACCAATATCCGCAAATGGCGGGTCGTGGACACCAATTGAAGATACATCGGAAAGTTGGGAGAAAATCCCTGACAATAGTGAAACATGGCAAGATGCCTAAAGAGGACTGAAAATGGCTGATACCACCACAACGAACCTATCGCTGACCAAACCAGAAGTCGGGGCATCAACCGATACATGGGGAACCAAGATCAACAACGACTTGGACACCATTGATGCGTTGTTTGACGCTGGTCCAATCCTCAAGATCACTAAAGGCGGTACTGGTGGAGCAACTGCATCTGCTGCCCGTACAGCTCTAGGCGCTGCTGGTCTTACCGATGTGAACTCATTTACGGTTGCGCAGCGTGGCGCTGTGACAGCCCTGACAGACGGTGCAACGATCACACCTGACTTTGCTGCTGCAAACAACTTCAGCGTCACTTTAGGTGGCAACCGCACATTGGCTAACCCTACCAACTTGGTGGCTGGTCAGTCTGGAATCATCAAGATTACTCAAGACGCAACAGGCTCACGCACATTGGCGTTTGGCTCTTATTGGGACTTTGCTGCTGGTGTTGCTCCAACGCTGACAACAACCGCTGCTGCTGTTGACATCTTGGCCTATTACGTTGACAGCACAACCAACATCACAGCCCGTCTGATTGGTGATCGCAAATGAGCGTAATTAACGCAATCCCAATGCTGCTTGGTGGCGAAGGCTACGACATCAGCCGTTCTGTGCGTCTGCGCTCAAGTGCGACTGCTTATTTCAATCGGACACCTGCAAGTGCAGGAAACAGAAACACTTGGACATGGAGCGCATGGGTTAAGCGCGGTGCGTTGGGGTCTGCTCAAACAATCTTTGCTGGTTATCCATCATCAAGTGTTTATGCGTATATCGGGTTTACTTCATCCGATCAAATTCGCTATGCGTCTACAAACAGTGGCGCAAGTTTAACTACAACAGCAGTTTATCGTGACCCATCAGCTTGGTATCACATTGTCTTTGTTTATGACGACACTCAAGCCACATCAAGTAACAGATTAAAGCTGTATGTGAACGGTCAGCAAGTTACTGCGTTTGGTACTGCATCATATCCAACCCTAAACTTTGGCGACTACATCAACAGCGCGAATGTCCATAATCTTGGAAGATTCCCAAGTGGCGTTGAGTATGTGGACGGCTACCTAACCGAAGTCAACTTCATTGACGGTCAAGCCCTAACACCATCGAGCTTTGGTGAAACAGACAGCATTACTGGCGTGTGGAAAGCTAAGAAGTACGCTGGCACATACGGCACGAACGGCTTTTATCTGAACTTCTCAGACAACAGCAACAACACCGCAGCCACCATTGGCAAGGACAGCTCTGGCAACGGCAACAACTGGACACCGAACAACATCTCTGTGACCAGCGGCGCTACATACGACTCAATGCTTGATGTGCCTACGATGTGGGCTGATGGCGGGAATGGGCGGGGGAATTACTGCACCATCAACCCATTGGCTTCTGTAGGTGTCACGCCATCAAACGCAAACTTAACCGTTGCAACAGCCGTTTCTGGAACTTCGTATGCGTTAGGCACAGTTGGAATACCAACCAGCGGCAAATGGTATTGGGAATATATTGGGACATCAAATGGCAACGAAGCCTTTTGTGGTGTTATGACTTCTAGCACTTCTTTAATTCTTGCGTACTACGGTTCGACAGGAATTAAGTGGGTGAACGGCGCTTCTTCTTCTTATGGGGCTACATACACAACAAATGATGTGATTGGCGTTGCTGTTGACGTTGGCGCTGGAACTGTTACGTTCTACAAAAATAATACAAGTCAAGGCGCAATTACATACTCTGTAACGGCAGATACGTTCTTCCCATATTTTGCGGATGGCTCATCCTCTGCGGCTACAACATTCCAAGTGAATTTTGGACAACAGCCCTTCACCTACACCCCACCCACAGGCTTCAAGGCGCTGAACACGCAGAACTTGCCTGATGCGACTATCAAGAAGGGCAATGCTTACTTTGATGCGACTACCTATACAGGTAATGCGAGCACCAACAACATTGTCAACTCTGGCGCGATGCAGCCTGACTTGGTTTGGATTAAAAACAGAGGTGCAGCGTTTGCTCATTACCTGACAGACGCTGTTCGCGGTGCTTACAAGGTTATCAATTCAAACCTTACAAACGCTGAGTACGATGGCACATCGGCAAGTGATGGTGTGGCTGCGTTTAACTCAGACGGGTTCAGGGTTCTTGGCGGTACGAACAGAGACAACTACAACCAATCTTCAAATAGCTATGTCGCTTGGCAATGGAAAGAAAGCGTCTCTGCTGGCTTTGACATTGTGACCTATACGGGTACTGGCTCTGCAACAACTATTGCTCACAGCCTTGGTGTTGCGCCTAAGATGATGATTGTTAAGTCTCGCAGTTCTGCTGGACGCAACTGGATTGTTTATCACACAAGCCTTGGAGCCACACAGGGCATCCAACTAAACTTAACTGGTGCAGCGTCAACCGTTGCTGGCTTCTGGAACAACACCGCGCCAACATCTTCGGTCTTTACTGTCGGCGGTTCTCCATCGTCAGGCTACGATGACGTGAACTTGTCAGCAGCAACCTATGTCGCCTACCTGTTCGCAGAAGTCGCAGGCTACTCCAAGTTCGGCAGCTACACAGGTAACGGGGTCGCTAATGGCCCGTTTGTGTACTTAGGATTCCGTCCCCGCTACGTCATGTTGAAGGTGACATCAAACGGCAGCTATTGGTGGATGATTAAAGATTCTTCCCGCGACACATACAACGCTTCAATAAAAGAATTGTATGCAAACGTGTCTGATGCTGAATACACAACATCTGGTTACGATATTGATTTTGTATCTAACGGATTCAAAATTAGATCAAACGGAAATGCATTGAATGGCAGCGGCGACACATTCATCTACGCAGCCTTCGCTGAAAACCCATTCAAGAACTCACTTGCACGATAAGGAAAGACAATGTTTCAACTAGACAACAAACCATTGGCGTTGGATATGCCATTTGTTCACAACGAAATCTCTTACCCTGCCAACTGGTTGCGCTTGGCTTCTGCCGAAGAACGTGCTGCCATCGGTATCACTGAAGTGGCTGACCCTGAAAGCTACGATGATCGCTTTTACTGGGGTGTAGGCAATCCAAAACTCCTCAATGACCGTGAGGAATCTGATGAGCAGGGCAATCCCTTGTACGTCAAGGTCTTGGGTGAAGTCAATGGTGAGCCAGCAATGGTTGATACTTCTGAGCGTTTGGTTGCCAAAGGCTTGAAGTCAACTTGGTCTGCACAGATCAAGGACACCACCAACAAGCTCTTGGCTGCAACCGATTGGATGGTCATCCGTAAGGCTGAACGTGACGTTGCAATCCCTGCTGCCACCGTAGCCTACCGCGCTGCTGTGCTAGTTGAATGTGACCGTCTGTTGGCTGCTATTGCTGGCGCTGCTGACGTTGACGCATTGGCTGCTGTTGTTGGCGCTCAGAACTGGCCCAAGGCTGACTGATGGCAACCATTGACGCAACTGACGCTCGTCTTTCAACGCACGAAGAAGTTTGTGCGATGCGCTACGAGCAGATCAACGCCAGACTCAAACGCCTTGAAGGAATCATCATCAAGGCTTTTGGAGTTCTGACTATCAGCATGGCTGGCGTGATCTGGTCAACTATTACGCACATCAAGTGATGTGGACCCAATCTCTCTCCTCCTTATGGCGCAGAGTGCAGTCGGCGCAATCCGCGCTGGCTGTCAAATGTTGTCAGATGGTCGTCAGGAGCTGTCAAAGCTTAAAAAGACAGTGGAAGGCGGCGTGGCTGACGCTAAAGCAATCTACAAAGAAGTCACTGGAATCTGGGGATGGCTCAAAGGTTTATTGGGAGCGTCTAAGCAATCTGCTGGAAGCGTTATCGCCAAGCAAGCCGTTGCCTCCGAGCCAACCAAACCATCCGCGAAAAAATCCAAACGAGAACCAGAAGTCGAGTTAAGTTTTGAGGAGTTCCAAGCCAGAGCAGTCCACGAAATCTGCGAGAACTTGAAGATTTACTTTGAGGCCATGAGGCATCTGAAAGCGCACTGCCGAGAACTAGACGAGCTGGCATTGACCACCGACAAGGTTGCCGATAGTGCGATTGATAGGATTGAGATTCAGTGGCAGATGAATCAGTTGTCAGCTCAGTTGAAACAAGCAATGATTTACGGGACACCAGAGTCGCTTGGTCTTGGGTCGATGTACAAGGAGTTCTTGGCTAAGTACGATGAAATCTTAGAGGAACAAGAGGTTGCGCGTGAGCTAAAGGCAAAGAGAGAACGGGACAACCGATGGCGACTAGAACACCGCAAAGAAATTCTGATCGCCAAAGTGACCTACGCAATAGCAGTGGCGATGGGCTTTCTGCAACTGATTGGAATGTATTTCACTCTATGAAGGAATTTTGGTTTTGGGTTGCAATCGTCACACTGCTCATCTTCTGCATCATGATGTTGTCATTTGTGGTGCTGCACACGGACAAGCAGCTCAAGAAGGTCAACGCGCTTGTCATCAGGCTTGAAGAAAAGGAAAAGAAACGAAATGAAAAGAATCGTACTGACCCTGCTGATGCTGATTAGCATTGCTGGATGTGAAGACCGATACCGCTACGCTTGCCAGAATCCTGACAAATTTGCGTCAGCGGAATGTCAGAAGCCCCGTTGTCTGTTCACGCAGACTTGTCCTGAGTATCTAGTTGCACCAGTATTGGAGAAGAAAATTGAACCAAGCCAACCAGCAGCGTCATCGGAGCGTTGAAGAAATTGAAACCCTAGTATGGGGTTTTGTTGTGGGGGTAGTAACCCTAATCCTTGCCTTCATTGTGATTGCCTTGTTGTACTCTGTGACCTTCGTGGTCCAGCCCATCAAGTCAATGGCTCCAATTGATATGGCATACACCAAGATGTTGAACGACATTGTTCTTTTGGTGGTTGGTGGTATCGGCGGTGTAATGAGCCGCAAAGGGATTCAGGCTGCGGCTCAAGTGGCTGCGCCTAAGTCAGAGCCACCAAAGGGAGACACACAGCCCCCAAAGCCAGTTGACCCATCAGGCGCGTTGCCTGTATGGGTCAATCCTGCATTGGACGAGTCTTGGGTTCCTCCTCCACCACCAGCTACATCGCCAGATTTCATTGACCCGTCAGCAGAAGAAATTGCACATGAACGTGCAGCGGCTAAAGGGGAAGTCTGATGGTAAACCCTTGGATGATTATTGGCGTTATCTTTGTGGTGCTTGGAACGTACAAGTACGGGACGCATGAAGGCTACAAGGAGCGCGATGCAGAGATGCAAGTTGAGATTGCAAGGCTTAACGAGGAGTCTCGCGCCAAGGAGCAAAAGCTCTCTGAAGACTTGAACCAAACATCTTCACAACTGAAAGAGGCAAACGATGTTGTCACCAAAAAACAAACTGATCTTGATGCTGCCATTCGTTCTGGCAGGGTGCGCTTCGGCTCCTCAAGTTGCGTACAAACCGCCACAAATACCACCGCTGCCAGCGGAAATCAAACCGATGCAAGCGAATCTGACAGACAGACTCTCCTCCTTATTGCTCAACTCGCAGCAGAAGGAGATCAAGCCATCAACAGACTCAACGCCTGTATCGCAGCCTACAACCAAGTAAGGGACACGATCAATGGTAACAAGTGAGCAACTAGCAAAACTGCACATTGGCGCAGAATGGGTTGATGCGCTCAATGAGACATTTGAGCGTTTTGGAATCAATACGCCGCGCCAACAGGCTGCTTTCATTGGGCAGTGTGGACATGAGTGCGGCAACTTCAAGGTCTTGAAGGAAAACTTGAACTACAAAGCAGCCACCTTGATGAAGCTGTGGCCCAAGCGTTTTCCTACATTGGAGGTGGCAAACCAGTACGCTGGTCAGCCGAGCAAGATTGCCAACAAGGTTTACTGTGACCGTATGGGAAACAGGAACGAAGCGTCAGGCGATGCTGCTCGTTTTATTGGCAGAGGTTGCATCCAATTAACTGGACATACAAACTACTTTCACGCTGGCAAAGCCTTGGGCGTTGACTTTGTGATGCAGCCTGACTTGGTGGCAACGCCAAAGTATGCAGCCCTAACTGCTGGCTGGTTTTGGTCAACCCACAACTGCAATGTCTTGGCTGAAGCCGCAGATTGGATTGCCTTGACCAAGAAAATCAATGGTGGAACGATTGGTCTAGATGACCGAATCAAACACACCAATGAAGCACTGGCGGTTTTGCAAGGCTAATTTGGGCGAAAATATGGGCTATGTCAAACGGAACACAAAAGCTAGACACACCAGCCCTGCCTGACTTGCCTAACCCGCAAGACAGGTATGACCGTCTAACTGTTGCGCAGACCAACGGACTGCTTCGCACCTTCTTCTTGAGGCTGTCATCTGCCTTGACAACCTTGTTTGGCACTCGCGGTGGTAAGTTCCTAAATATGCCTTACGGCGCATTTCAGGACACCACAGACCAGACAGCCACAGCCAACACTGCCACTGTGATGACATTCAACACAACAGACTTTTCCAATGGCGTGTCTGTTGTAACAAGTGGTGGAAAAGCGTCAAGGCTAACGGTTGAACAGGCTGGCATCTATAACCTTCAATTCAGTGCGCAATTTCAAAACTCTGACACTCAAGAGCATGATGCAAGTATTTGGCTGCGTAAAGATTCATCTGGTGCTGGCGTAGATGTTGATGGTTCAACAGGATTTATTGGAATTCCAAGTAAACACGGTGGAATAGATGGTCACATCATTGCTGGCTGGAACTACTTTGTCACACTCAATGCAAATGACTTTGTTGAGATTTGGTGGTCAACGCCAAACACTGCTGTAACAATTCAAGCCTACCCTGCTGGCACATCACCAACAAGGCCAACAACAGCATCTGTAATTGCCACATTGACCTTCGTGTCTAACCTTACTTCATAATTGAACTATGGCACTCGTACCACTCAAAATCCCTGCTGGTGTCTACCGTAACGGCACTGAATATCAATCATCTGGACGTTGGTATGACTCAAACCTAGTTCGTTGGTTTGAAGGCACTTTGCGTCCTTTGGGTGGATGGCGCAAGCGTTCATCTTCTCAGATGACAGGCAAATGCCGTGGGTTGCTCACTTGGCGTGACAACTCCAATGACCGTTGGATTGCTGCTGGTACAAACACCAAGCTGTATGCCATGAATGAGGCTGGTACTCTGAAGGACATCACGCCAACCACATTCACAACAGGCGCTGCTGACGCTGTTGTCAAACTTGGCTATGGTTACAGCACTTACGGCTCGTATGCTTACGGTGTTGCGCGTCCAGATTTAGGCTCTTACGTTCCTGCAACAACTTGGACAATGGACGCATGGGGCGAGTATCTGTTGGCTTGTTCATCTTCTGACGGTCAAATCCTTGAGTGGCAGTTGGACTTCGGTACGCCAACAAAGGCTGTTGCCGTGTCTGGCGCTCCAACATCATGCGCTGCTGTGATGGTGACTGCTGAACGCTTTGTCTTTGCGCTCGGCGCGTCAGGCAACCCACGCAAAGTTGCTTGGTGTGATCAAGAAGACAACACAGACTGGACTCCTTCGACAACAAATCAGGCTGGCGACTTTGAATTGGCAACTGTTGGTTCACTAAAGTGCGGTAAGCGAGTTCGTGGAGTCAACTTGCTGTTCACTGACGTTGACGTTCATGCTGGTACTTGGATTGGCGGGACATACGTCTATTCGTTTGAAAAGGTCGGTTCAGGCTGTGGTGTGATTTCATCCCAATCTGTTGCTGCCATTGATACGGCAGCAATCTGGATGTCTCGTTCAGGCTTCTGGATTTATGACGGTTACGTCAAGCCTTTGCAATCAGACGTTGGCGACTACATTTTCCAGAATATCAACTACACACAGGCCAGCAAGATTTACGCTGTTCACAACAGCAAGTACGGTGAAATCACTTGGTTCTATCCTTCAAGTCAATCAAACGAGAACGACTCGTATGTGACTTATAACTACCGTGAAGGCCATTGGTCAATTGGCTTGATGGCTCGCACTGCTGGAACTGATCGAGGCGTGTTCTCAAACCCATTGATGGTTTCTACTGATGGCTACGTCTACGAACACGAAGTCGGTTTTGACTACGAAGGCGGTACGCCTTACGCTGAGTCTGGACCTTACGAAATTGGCAACGGCGACAACATCATGTCTGTGCGTAGAGTTATCCCTGACGAGCAAACGCTTGGTGAGGTCGTTGTGTCGTTTAAGACTCGGATGTACCCAACTTCAGAAGAAACGACTCACGGCCCATATTCAGCATCTCAGCCAACCGATGTGCGATTCTCAGCACGTCAGGCCAAGATTCGCTACACAGGAAATGTTTTAGATGATTGGCGCATTGGCGTAACCCGTGTTGATGCAATTGCTGCTGGACAACGGTGATGCGCTATTGAGTCGCCAAGAGACTAAAATTCATGCAAGAGTTGAAGGCGGGAAAAGTACCTGTTTGTGTTCGTCCTGAATACATCATGTATTTTGAATACTTCAACGGAAATGTTTGGTTTCACACTGACATCTTTAGGTGGACAGGAGAGGTCAAAAGACGGTATTCGCAAGACGTGGATGATTTGCTGAGATTGGTCAATTTGACGGTTTTGGCTCTTGTCCGTGAAGATGACATCAAGCTCAAGAAGTTCGCTGAATCATTTGGCTGGACAGAGAAATGTCAAACTAATTTGGTTGATGGCTCTATGGCCTACATCTACGCTTCAAGGGCGTGAAAAGGGGAATGATATGGGTGGCGTTGTAGGTGATGTTGTTGGTGGTGTTGGCGATCTCGTTGGCGGTGCAGTTGATACTGTCAAAGATGTTGCTGGTTCTGATCTAGGCAAAGCCGCATTGTTGGCTGGTGGTGCTTATATGGCTTATCCATATCTAGCTGGTGAAGCTGCTGCTGGCGGTGGACTTGGTAGTTTGTTTGGCTCTGGCGCTCCTGAACTCCTTGGCGAAGCCAGCGGCGCGTGGGCATCAAGCCCTGCTGCGGCTGGAAGCAGCGTACTTGGAAATCTTGGTTGGGGTACAGCTCTTGGCGCTGGCGCTTTGGCAAGCAAAGTCCTTGGCGGCAATCAGCCAACATCATCCACATCAAGCACGTCAATTGACCCGCAGATGAAGGAAGCCTATCTGCGCAACCTTGAGGAAGCGCGTCAAACTGCTGCTGGCCTTGGGCCACGACAGTTTGCTGCCTTCCCTGAGTACAGCACGAACATGGTTCAGAAGTACATGAATCCATATCAGCAAGAAGTGATTGATGCTTCTATGGCTGATTTGAACCGTCAACGTCAGATGCAACAAATGGCTGACCTGAATACTGCAACACGCGCAAAAGCCTTTGGCGGTTCGCGTCAAGGTGTTGCACAAGCATTGACCAATGAAGCCTATGACCGCACACAAGCAAGCACATTGGCGAACTTGCGCAGCCAAGGCTTTGGCAACGCTCAAGCTGTTGCATTGGCTCAAGAAGAAGCTCGCCGTCAATACGAGCAACAACGTCTTGATGCTACACGCAACCTTGGCTTGGAGCGTTTGAACATTGCTCAAGGCGCTTTGAGCTTGCAGCCAGCAAACCTTGGCGGCACACAGACAACACCAATTTATCGCAATGCTGGTGCAACTGCACTTGGCGGTGCATTGGGTGGCGCTACATTGGGCAAGATGATTAGTCCTGAGTACGCTGGTTATGGTGCTTTGGCTGGTGGTTTATTGGGCTTCCTGTAAGGGGTAAATGATGGCAATGCAAGATTTTGGTGGTTTACTCTTTGGTCAAGGCGGTACTGGCCTTGAGGAATATCTAACGCCAGCACAGACACAAGCAATCCAGCAGCAGGGTATGCTTCAAGCAGCCGCTGCCTTGCTGCAAGCTGGTGGACCTAGCGCACGTCCAACTTCGCTTGGTCAGGCGCTTGGCGGCGCTTTGCAAGCAGGACAGCAGGGCTATGCGCAAGCGCAGCAAGGTGCTGTGCAGAATTTGATGGCAAAACAAAAGCTGGATGAGATTCAACGCGAAAGAATGTTGCAGCAATATATTCTTGGCGGTGGACAAGTTGCACCAGCAGCAGCGCCAATGCCAGAAATGCCAACTGAGCCTGTCAGTGGCACTGATCTTGGTGGTCGTGGTGCTGCACCAAACACAATGCTTGGCGGTGGAACTTACACGGCTCCTGCACCAATGCCTATGCCTGTTTCTCAACCTACGGTTGGCGGTGGAGTGTTGCAAAACTTGTCACCACAAATGAGAGCAATTGCTGCAATGTCTCCAAAGACTGCGCTGCCTAAGATTCTTGAAGAAGAACTCAAGCGTGAAAGTTTCAACATCTTGACTCCTGATCAAGCCGCTGCAATGGGTCTTCCAACAGATGCAACTTATCAGCAGAACGCTCGTACTGGTCAAGTGACTTCTGTTGTTTCTGCTGAAGCAACTCCAACTGAAGTGCGTTTGTTGAAGGCTGCTGGTAGACCAATTACTTTTGAAAACATCATGGCAATTCGTAGGTCTGGTGCTATCAATATTGACATGGGTAATGGTCAAAAGGGTTTTGAAAATGAGATGAGTCTGAAAAAGACGTTCTCTGCTGAACCAATTTACAAAGACTTTAACGACATGAAAACGGCATACAGCCAAGTCGTGTCATCATTGAAACAAGAGACTCCAATTGGAGATACAGCAGCAGCCACAAAGATTATGAAGTTGCTGGACCCTGGCTCGGTGGTGCGTGAATCTGAACTTGGCATTGCAATGGCTGCATCTGGAAAGATGGACCGTTTGCAATACTATGTGAAAAATTGGGCTGACGGTAAAAAGCTAACTCCAACACAACGTCAAGATTTCCAGAACCTTGCGACAGAGTTGTACTCTGCTGCTGGTCAGGCTTACAACGCGAAGCGCAATGAGATTGCTGAGTTTGGCGCAAAGTACAACCTTGATGCAAACAAAGCTCTTGGCGCTCCAGCGACTATCCCATCAATAATGAAAAACTCAGGTTCACTTGGTGGCGGTGGAGCTGGTGCTGGAGCTGGTGGAGGCGGTCAACAACGCAAGTCACTAGACGCAATCTTCGGTACACCACCACAACAATAAGGACTAGATCATGGACGGTCTACAAAGCAAAATCTCTGAGGCTCGCAAAGCTGGATACGATGACGATAAGATCGTCCAGTTTTTATCTCAGATGCCTGACGTTGGTCCGCAAATAAATGAAGCATTGGCGGCTCAATACAAGCCAAAAGAAATCCTGAACTTCTTAAACCCTGCATATCGTGCAGGAGCTGCGCTGCCTGAGTCACAACGTGCGTTGGTCAGCGCAATGCAAGGTCCAACATTCGGCTTCATGGATGAGCTGGCTGGCGCTGTACTTGCACCAATTGGCGCAATGAGAACAGGCAAACCACTGGCAGAACAATACGCAAAGTATCGTGATGTTGCCCGTGGTGCTGCTGAGTCTTATGGCAAGGAAAGCCCTTGGACTTCTGCTGGCCTACAAGCCGCAGCCTCTTTGCCAATGATGGCAACACAGGGCGTTAGCCGAGGTGTTCAGGCTGCTGGCACTGCGGCAGCTCCTTACGTTGCGCCAATGATCGCCAAGGCTGGTCAGTATTTGGCTGGTACTCCTGCGGCTGGTCAGGTTATGGGTATGGGTCAGCGCATTGCACAGGCTGGAACATCAGGTCTTGGCTATGGCCTTATTGGTGGACTCGGTTCAACCGAGGCTGAATCCGTTGGCGACATCACGAAAGACGTATTGAAGTCAGGCGCTGTTGGATTGGGCGCTGGAGTTGCAACACAACCCGTAATGGCTGTGCTTGGTGCTGGTGGTCGCCAAGTTCTTGGTCGTGTCTCTGACAAGGCTGCTGGACGCTACGCTGAACAGAAGGTTGCTGAAGCCTTGCTGCGCGATACGCCACCAGAATTGCTGTCAAGCGCGTTGGGTATCTCTCAGGCTCGCATGGGCAAGCTCGGCGCTGAAGCCCGTATTGCTGACGTTGGTGGTGCTAACACACGTCAGTTGTTGGACACTGTTGCAACGCTTTCTGGCGAGACTAAACAGGCATTGGAACGCGCAATCCGTGAGCGTCAAGCTGGTCGTGCTGGTCGCTTGATGGGCGCTGCTGATACTGCACTCGGAACACAAGGCGCAGACTTTCTTGGAAGTCTTGAGCAATTCAACTTGCAACGTCAAACAGCATCACGCCCTTTCTATGACGTGATCGACAAGGCTGTTGTCACGGTTGACAACCAACTGATGGACGTGCTGAACCGTTCTAAACGCGCTCAAGGCGCTGCTGAGTTGCTGTTTGAAACAAAGACAGGCCAGACCCTTGACTTGTCCAAACTGAAGGTTGGTGAGCAAGTTCCAATGAACGTGCTGGACACCTTGAAGCAATCCTTGTACGACTCAGCTCAGACATTGAAACGCGCTGGCAGCGGTCAGCAAGCCAACGCATACGATGACGTGCGTACAAGCCTTGTCAGTTTGCTTGAAGCAAAGTCACCAAAGGTTGGTGGTCAATCTGCTTACACGCAAGCCATGAAAACTTGGGCTGGTCCTTCTCAGATGATGGACGCAGCCGAAGCTGGTCGCAAGGCTTTGACGGGTGACATCATGGACATCAAGCAATTGACCAAAGGTTTCACGCCATCAGAGATGGACGCATATCGCATTGGCGCTTTGCAAGCCTTGCGTCAAAAGACAGGCACAGAAGCTGGTCAAACATCATTGCTCAAGATGTGGAAAGAGGACGCAACGAAAGACCGTTTGCGCGAAGTGTTTGGCAATGACTACCGCAAGTTTGCTGCTGATGTTGCGCGTGAAGCTCGATTGAAGGGCATGGAGTCTGCTGGTCGTGGCTCTCAGACTGCTGCACGTTTGGCTGGTGCTGCTGACTTGGATGTCGCGCCATTGATGCAAGGTGTTCAAGCTGCTGGTACTGGTAATTTGCCAGCAATGGTGTCTGCTGGCTCGTCATTGATGAATAAGGTGCAGACACCAGAGCCAGTGCGTAATGAAATCGGTCGCATCCTTCTTTCACGCGAACAGCAAAAGCTGCTTGACTTGAACGAGACAATGCGTAAGCTGAACGCATCACGCGCTGCGGCTGCTGGTTATGGTGGCTACACTGGTGGACAGATTGGCAGCAACTTAGCATTTCCACAAAACGGACAATAAATCATGGCAGACAACATCCAAGCAACGCCACGTAACTATCTTGGCGGCCTACTGAGTGACGCATACAAGTGGATGCAGTCACCACAACGCACTCAGCAGATGCAAGGCTTTGCTGGTTTGCTTGGAACTACTGGCGTACCACAGACGATTGAGCGTATGGCTTACGGAGAGCCGTTAACCAATATCGGTCGTGCCAACGTGCCATTGCTCAAGCCTGAAACTGCTGATGCTTTGATGACGGTTGCGCCAATGGTTGGTCCTGCTGCGCGTGGAGCTGAAGCTGGTCTTTTATCTGCTGGTCGTGCTGGTGAGCGTTTGGCTGAACGTGTTGTCCCACAAGTGATGGAGCGTGGCGGTTTGCCAGCTCAGTTGTTGAGTGATTTGAGTCAAGGGTCAATGAGCCGCATGGCTCCAGAAACAGGATTGCTTTCGCCTAGCCGTGAATCATTTGTATCTGGCGTTCCTGCTGGTCAAGAGATGATTGTTCATCACAATATCAGCCCACAGAAATTGGCGCGAGTTGAACAAGTTGGCGGTATGCCAGTACCATCAATCGCAGTTTCTAACGTGGATAACCCAATGCTTAATTTTGGCGACATCTCTTTGATTGGACCAAAGGAGATGGCTATACCATCAGCTAAAAATCCTGTTTATGGATTTGACGCTTACACAGCTCGCGCTCCAAAGATTGATTATCAAATGGATTCAAAGTCAGCCAAGAAGCTGCAAGGAATGTTTGCAGATGTTGCTGATGATGTTGGTGGCGATTACGAATTGACAAGACTTGCCCAGAATTGGGAAGACCGTCAATATTCAAAGCCAATGATGGCAAAGTTCCTAAAAGAAAAAGGAGTATTGCCAAATAGAAAAGACTTTGATGATGGTTGGAAATACAACCAAGCACTCAGTGATGGCGTTTACAACTTAAAAGCTGAGTATGGTGATTGGCTTAACGACTTCAATAAGCGATTGCCTGATGCTGGTGTAGACATTAAAGAGCGAATCTTTAAAGGTTTCACATATTCTGGCAACAGACGTTATGCGCCAGCAACACTTGATAATCTTGTAAAAGAAATGAAGGGTGGTGCTGGCTCTGAAGGCTTTATGTATGGCGTTGGAAATATCAGAGCAGTTGCAACACCTAAATTCAAAAACTTGAATCAAGTTAAAGCGTCCCGTGAAAGTATTGTTACGCCTGAGAAATTTGAACCAATTAAAAAGCAAATTGACAGTGCGTTTGGAGATTTGACAGAACGCCTTGGAAAACTTGAAGGATTGTCTGGATATACTTATGACGCACCAGATGCCTTGTATGAGATTGGTCAAACAAGGAACGTGAACTTGCTGGACAAGATTTACAAGGATGTCCCTGAGTCACTGAAAGCTGATGTTCAAGTGTTTATGAACAAGTTGCGTGAGATGCCAACAGAATACTTTGAGATCAAGCCTCAACGTGCTGTTCAAGTTGGTGAATTCAAAGGCGCAATCTTGCCAGCAAACGCTCCAAAACAATCAATTGATTATTTGAGAAGCCAAGGTTTGCAAGACCTTTATTACTACTCAACACCGCAAGAACGTAAAGAGCTGTTTAAAAAGTTTGGTCCAGAGATGTTTGCTGCTGTTCCAGCACTTCCATTAGGGGCTGGAATGTTGGACCAAGAAGAAGACAAGTTAGGTCTTAACGGCTTACTTGGACGCTGACCCAAAAAACACAGCCACCAACGGGTCGCGTTTGACTTTCCTTCTTAGCTGGCGCTGACGTGCAAGCCTGAAGGCTTTACGCTCAACGTCCTCTGTCTCTCGCAGCTTACGTCCACGCTCTGCCTGAGTCATTGGCCTTGGCTTCTTTGCGTCCACGCCAATGCCGTAACGGTAAGCAGCAGCAGGGATTGAGTTGTACTCAACCCTTCGCCACTCTTGAATGAATACTTTGCCTTCGCGGTAGAGCTTGGCAACAATCATCCTTGATGTACGGACATGGCAGTGGACGATGCCAGCCAGCTCCACAGCCGTGAATGGTTCATCCATGATGGCGTGGATGATGCGAGGACGTTGTACCGACTTCATTTGAGTCTGTTAGCCACCAAAGTTGCATATCCAGCAATGTCGTGCCAATGATCATGCAGATCAGGATTGCCGTTCAAGATGCGAGCAATTTTGTGGCAAATCATTTCTAAAGCCTCACGTTGATCTTGATCTAAATCACAGCCACGCTCTGCTTCGTAAACTCGCAAGATAGCTTTTAATCTTTGCGAGATGTCAGCATGGCCTTGAAAATCTCCATGCGTTTCTTGGCGCTGCGCCAATGTTTCATTGATGTCTGTCATGTGTTATCTCTTAATGCTTTTTTTCCAATTTCAGTCAATATGCTGCCCGAGTTCACCAAACCTCTGCGCCTGAGTGACCAATATGTGTTCCATGAGCCAGCCTTCTTGTTGACCAGCTTGAACTTCCAGCCCAAAGCAAAGTGCTTGAGCATGAAGGTTTGATGTGGGCTAAGGTGTATTTTGGCCATTGTTTACATCATTCATAGTCACACTCACAATTGGTCATGAAGTTGTAGCAAGTCACGCAGTAACCTGCCTCTATCATCTGCATACGCACCTCATGGCGCAATGAACAATAGGCTTCCCGCTTTTTGTCCTCCCATTTGTGTTCATCAAAGTCCATCCTAAAATCAATCAGACGGGCAACGGCCTCGAATAATTCATCATTCTTTTTGAACACATTGGCTGCACGCTCAATCAGCTTCTTGTTTGCTTCTGTCAGGTCATCTATCTTTTTTTGCTGTTCAGCAATAACTCTATCTAAACTCATTTTTTCTCCTTAAAGTCGCTTCAATAGCTTCTGCAAAATCCCAAAATGAACCGCCCTCTTGCGTGTCATCAAAAGCAATTTGTTTATCTTCTTCAGTCAGGCCAATCCACTGTTTCGGCTTAAATACAGGAAAAGGCTTGTAGACATCATCAGGTTTTTTCAGCCTGAAGTAATAGTCACCGACAGCGTTTTGCGCTATCCATCCAATGGGCTGCTCTGTCTTGTCCTTCACTTGCGGTGAGCAGGTGTGAATCAAGTCCTTATGCAACGGCTGACCGCAGTCAGGACACAGCCTAAACCGTTCTGGCTCTTTCTTCTTGAAGATTGCGTCCCAATTGGACGTTAATGTTTGATCGTCAATTTGCGGCTGGCGGCGTGTTGACCCTTTGCTCATTTTTTCTTTCCCTTCGGAATGACATTAGCCGTACCAGCACGACTATAAATGTTGAACTCTTTTGGCGCTAGATCAACGCGCTGCTTGGCTGAGAGTTTCTTTTGCTTTATCTCTGCCAGCTCGTCCATGACTTGCGCCATCGTCATGTCCTTGCCAATCTTGCGCTTTGGCGCTCTCATGACATGAAGCGGAATTGTCTTGTCTTGGGTGCGCTTCTTGATGGTCAAGTTCGCCATGCTCTGCGATGCCAGCTCATACTTGTTTTGTTGCTTAACGTGCGCCAAGAACTCAGGCATATGAGTTTTCACAAAATCTTTATGAAACGCATTAACAATTTGATTAGTCTCTGTCATTGATTGATTCCATTAAAAAGAGAGATGCAAGGTACAGCATAGATACTGCCACGAATGTAATAAAGCCAACACCAAGAACAAAGCACAGCAGCGCGATGTTGGAGATGTCTTCAACTGAAAAGTCTGTCATGCTGCACCACCACGCTTGATGCGGCACTGGAGTGCGTAACCCCATGCCAAGCCCCAGATAACCCAGATGCAGCGGTCAGCGTACTGCCAGAACTCTGGGTCGCGGTTCCAGTTGGCAAGGCCGATCAGAACGTAGACAGCAGCCAGCATGATTGGGTACGCGATAAGGTCGATGTACTTCATGTGTTCTTTCTTTTTAATGCTTGTTCAACGTCTTCCATCAACTGTCGTGCTTCTGGTTTGGCTAATGCTTCACAAGGGTCTGCGCTAACCAAACAATCATTGCGCTCTTGTTCCGTCAGCCCAACCCACTTACGTTTTTCTTTCTTTTCAGGCAAGCGGTACGGGACTGTTACACCAATGGGTTTGCGGGTCATAGCGGAGCCTCTGGCAGTTGTGCGCGTTGCTGTTGCGCGTGTTCTTTGATTTGCTTGTTCGTCCACGGTACTGGTGGACACGGAGGAAAAGGCCAATTAGTCGATGTCATAGCACAGCCCTACTTCTGGTTCTGGTGGCTCAACGCCAGTTCCGTGGCACTTACGACAGGCTGCACCGTCATACATTCCTTCACCGCAGCCACCGCACCAGCTACACGCTTCGTAGTCATCATCATCATCAATCATGTCTTCTCCAATACTGGACGCGCTCTGCGCATCCTGATCTCTTTTGTCACGATGTCCATTGCCTTTTCAAGTTCACCGATGGTGGTGATTTCAAGCTGCGCGTCATGGATTTCCATCACCAAGTTAATTGCAGACAACTCAGCAGCCTTCAAGACAAACCTGTCATCACGGTTCACGCCACGCTTGGCAGCGTCAAGCAAAGCATCCTGCCCTGCCTTGATCTCTGCTGCATAGTCATCGCCAATCTGCATCCTTGCCAGTGCTTCAGCCATGTTGAAGGCGCTGATGATTGCGTCAATGTCCATGCGCGTGGCTTCGCCCTTGCGCAGACACTCCAATGACTCATGGTTCTTAATCTTCAAGTGCAGCACAGCGTCACCCGTCTGGCTGATGTTCCTGAAGCCATTGATGACCCATTGAACAGCGTCAAGGCGAACGCCTTTAGGTTTGTACTTTGATTTCTTGCGACTCATTGGCCCTGCACCATCAATTCAATCTCAAGCTGCTTGACACGCTCATTAAGCGACTCAACTTCCTGCTCTGCAATCTCCAAGTCCTTCACCAAGCCGCAAATCAGGTTTGCAATCTTTGATGTGCCAACTGCTTGGTAGGACTCCAGCTCACGCGCCATCATTAGGGCTTCAATTCTGTTTCTCATTTGTTCTTATCCTTGAGTTTTTCTTGAACATTACGAATGTAGTCTTCTGCGTTCCACCAGTATGTGTCGCCTTCAAGAATCAACGCTTCGATTTCACGCTCGGTAAGACTTTTCCACTTAGGCTTGAGTACCTTGGGCACCTTGTCCGTCTGGTCGCGTTCACAGTACATCGAAAGCGTGTGGTCTTTGTCAAGCGCAACACACGTTTCAACCATGTCGTGTCCCCATTGTGTTTTAACGGGCGCTTTATTCCATTTGAGTTTCATTTGTTTCTTTCAATCATTTGTGTATTTGTATGAATAAGAACCAAGACATATTGCTAAAAATATCATCCATCCCCATCCATCTTTTCCTTCATGCGCAAGATATGCAGCAGCTACAACACATAAGCAAACTGAAATACCACGCATAAAAACAGCAAGTGCCATGACATTTAATTCACTCATTTCTGCTCCTGCATTTGTTTACTGCGCGAGTGCTGGCGCTCCTGCTTCACGCCATTGAGCCATCCAGCCATCGCGCCACGGTTGGCTGCTTCACGAATCATTGAGGCCAGCTCATCAGGACGAATCACACCTGTCTTGCCACCAGCTCTGCGGATGAAGTCAATCACAATCTCATCAATCTCTGTTTGCAGTTTCTCTGACATATGTTGTTCCTCCTCAAACAGCATTAAGCAAACAGATGACAGACCAAGAAACCAGCAGCAAAGGCGAGGGTGATGTACACCCAGAACTCAGCCTCTACTGAACTGTTGGACTGATGGCCTTCAAGCCATTCCCAACGCTGCTGGCGCTCCAAGTCGTAGTGGTTCTCACCAAATGCGTCACGCATGGTGTTGGGAAAGCGGCGGGTTGTTTCGTTTAGTTTCATGATTTTTCCTTTAATGGGGCCGAAGCCCCGTTGAATTACATTGCGCTGACAAGTCCAACTACAAAATTTTCACCGTATTGTTTTTGAGCATTTAACACAGCAAAATCTGCATTTTTTGCCTGAACATCAACGTAGTTGACTGAATAATCTTTCAATGAAACTTTGTTAAGGTTTGCTTCAATGACAATTTTGTAAGTATTCATGTTTTGCTCCAGTTGCGTTGTTGATGAATGAATCATATCACACTTGACTACCATGTCAACAACTATTTTTATTGAATGTGCTTTTTTTGCAACAAATCCCTAAAATCGTACTTGGCTGGTAGGTTTCTCCAGCCAATGCTGCGTGGCTCTCCTCTGCGCAGTTGCCTTCAATGGGTGGCGGTTCGCTGTCACCCATCTTTTTGCTCATGTGATCACCTAGTCAAGTTCATGTTAACATACTACACATGAACACATCTACATACATCACAGACATCAAGAAACGAGCTGCGGCTGCTGGCTTCAACATGGCAGAGGTCAGTCGTGAGGCTGGCCTTGATCAAGCCCAAGTCTCTCGTTGGATTTCAGGCAAGACAGTTCCATTGGTGTCATCCGTGGACAAGCTCAAACAGGCGCTTGACAGGCTCATTGCAACGCGCATTGACACGCTCACCAAGGAATCAGCATGATTCGCTGTTGCGGGATTGATGTTGGCAACAACGGTGCAATTGCATTGATTGTTGATGGTCGCCTTGAGCGTGTTGAGGATATGCCCATCGTTGAAATCCAGCGTGGTAAGACCGTCAAACGTCAAGTATCAGCACAGGCTTTGGTTGGCATCATTAAGAATATGCAGCCGACCCATGCAGCAGTCGAGAAGGTCGCGTCAATGCCAAACCAAGGAGTTGCATCCATGTTCGCTTTTGGACGCTCTGCTGGCGTGATTGAAGGTGTCCTTGCAGCACTTGAAGTACCTGTCTCATACGTCCAACCAGCGGTGTGGGCAAGAACAATGAACAAAGGTTACGGCAAGGACGCATCGCGCCATCGCGCAATGGAGCTGCACCCAGAAAAACAAGAGTGGTTCAAGCTGGTCAAGCACGATGGTCGTGCTGAAGCCGTACTCATTGCAATGTGGGGGATGAAACAGTTATGACACGAGAAGAAATAATCGCATTGGCAAATGATGCAGAGTTATGCCAGTGCATTTGGATTGATGAATCATCCGAAGTAATTGATTCATTGGTGGCCTTTGCCAAACTGGTAGCAGCTAAAGCATTTCCTGATGGCGTTGATGCTGAATGGATTGCAAGACGCACCAAATACGCTGTTGAACAAGAGCGTGAGGCGTGTGCAAGAGTGTGTGGCAGATTGGCAGATGAAGCATTGGTAGTTGGCGATGAAAATGCCGTAATGTGTTTTGAAGAAGCGGAAGACGCAATCCGAGCAAGAGGTGAAGCATGACCGACAACAAATCAGAAACCGAAGTGATGCGTGAACACATTGTCTGGCTTGGCTCTGAGCTAATGAAGGCGCAGAACCAGCTCAGAGATCGCAACGAGATCATGCGTCAATTGCTTGACCCTGAGTTGTACGGCTGGACAGTCCCGCAGGAGATCAGGGCGCAGATATACAACCTGTTCAGCCATGAGCATGAGCAAGAAATAAATTCCTACAACAGAAAGTGAAACCATGATTAAGTTACGACCATCAGCAGCATCACGCTGGATTAACTGCCCTGCATCCGTCAAATTATGCGAAGGAATACCAAACACACCAGCAGGAGAAGCCGCGCAGATCGGCACAGCGATTCACGCTGTTGCTGAGACTTGCATCTTGACGGGCGTGTCACCAATCGACTTCATTGGCAAGGAAGTTGAAGGCATCACAATCACATCAGACAACGCAGACTTCGCGCAGCAGCACGTCAATCACATCAGGGATTTGGAGCTGCGTCTTGGCACGTTAAAGGTCGAGCAATACGTCACCGCATACGAGTCAAGCAAGCTCGATCTTGGTGGCACTGCTGACGTGATGGCGTACAGCGTAGAGAAAGACACGCTGGTCATTGCAGACTTGAAGACAGGTCGTGGTTACGTTGACGCTGACTCTGACCAGATGAAGATTTACGCCATCGGCGCGATGCGTTCACTCAAGGAAGAATTCCGCAACATTGAGCTGGCAATCATTCAGCCTCATCACGGTGAGCCACGCACTCACAAGATGACCTTCAAGGAACTCAACGAGTGGGCTGCAAAGAATCTCACACCAGCATTGGTGGCAATCGCTGAAGGCAGCACAACACCAACGCCATCAGAGAAGGCGTGTCAGTGGTGTCCAGCCAAAGCAACTTGCCCTGCGCACGTTGAGCAGTTCAATGAAGTGGCAGCGCAGCCAGCGATGTACTCCATGAGTGAAGATGAACTTGCGGCAATGCTTGCAAAGGTTGATGTGGTGGAGGACTTCATCAAGGCGCTGCGCAAGTACGCGACAGAGCGTCTGGAGTCAGGCTCAATCATTCGTGGCTGGCAGATGCAACCCAAACGTGCGTTGCGCAAATGGATTGATGAGGAGAAGGCTTACGAGGCGCTGCTGCAAGCTGGACTCACCACGAAACAAATCTATGTGCAGTCAATGATCTCACCGTCAGAAGCGAGTAAGTTGTTGCCCAAAGACAACAAGACATTGCTTGACGACATTACGAAAAAAGAATCTTCTGGTCTGACGCTTGCAAGAGCTGTTGGACTTGCGCAATAATCCAAACCCCCGTGTCGTTTGACACATAAACCTGAAAGGCAAAAAGCAAATGCTTAATCTCTCATCATCATCTGGCGGTGGTAACTACATCCGCTTCTCTCCACAGGCCAACGCATGGACAAACAGCGAAGGCGAAATCCAACTCAAGAAGGTCGTGTTCGATTGCGACAACGTGCAAACAGGTTGGCTGTTGCTCGTTACAGGTCAACGCGAATGGTTGCCTGATGCAGCTCTAGGTCAGAAAGGCAAGCAGCCTTCACCAGACCATAAGCGCGGCTTTCTCGTTAAGTTCTACAACAAGGAGATGGGCTTAGTCGAGTGGTCCAGCAACGGTGTCGGTCCTAACATGGGACTTGAAGCACTGTACAACGCCGTGTCAGCGCAACGCGCAGCCAACGCTGGCAAGCTGCCAGTGATTGAGTACACAGGCGCAAAGTTGGAAAAGATTGGTAAAGGCACAACCCGTGTACCAGCCTTCAACATTGTGAGCTGGATTGAGCGTCCTGCTGGCATGGATGCGACAGCAGCGCAAGACGATGGCGAACAGCAGTTCACACCATCAGGCACTGTTGCACAAGCAGCACCGAAGTCAGCAGCAGCGCAAGCTGTTGAAGAAGACGAGATGTTCTAACATCAAGCAAAAGACGGGGCTACCTAACGGTGGTCCCGTTTTTTTGTCTCTATGAAAATACTCACGCAAGAATTTTTGGAGTTGCTCGTAATTGCATTGGCTCAAAGGGTCTATGAATTGGAGCAACGCATTGAAACAATAGAAGAAGAATTGGATGCCGAATAAATGCAAGCCGAACAAATAGCAAAGGCGCTAGGCAACGCGAAGAAGGTCAACGGAAGTTGGCTGGCGAGTTGTCCATTGCCAACTCATGGGCAAGGAAACGGGGACAAGAATCCAAGCCTATCAATCACTGACGGTGCGGATGGCAAGCCGCTGTTCAAGTGCCACGGTGGGTGTGAGCAGCACGATGTGTTTGCAGCCGTCAGGGATTACGGTCTGCTGCCAGAGCTGGAGCCACGCGCTGAACTCTTAGCCAGCATCAAACCGTTTGAGCAACCAACTCTGGAGAACGAGTGGCACTACACGGACGAGGACGGTGTGACGCTGTTCATCAAGCAGCGTTACAAGACCAACGACACCAAGGGTAAGACGTACAAGCAATTGCGTGTGGATGATGAAGGCCGTAGGCACTCGAGCATCACTGGCGCGAAGATTGTTCCATACAACTTGCCAGAGGTGGAGCTGGCAAGGCAAGCTGGACGGACAGTATTCCTGACGGAAGGCGAGAAGGCAGCGGATGCGTTGAAGCACATTGGTGTCTGCGCAACCTGTACGCATCAAGGCGCAAGCAGCTTTCCCGAAGACGCAATCCAATACTTCACGGGACTCAACGTGGTCATCCTGCCAGACAACGACAAGGTTGGTTGGGAGTACGCCAAGAAAGCAGTCAAGGCCATCAGCAAGGTCGCCAACAGCATCCGAATCTTGGACCTGCAACTGGAGGAAGCCAAAGAAGATGCCTACGAGTACGTCTACAGGTACGGGTACGACAAGCAACACCTGACGGATTACGTCAAGAACTATGCAATCAAGGTAGCAAGTGACAGCGATGTAACGATTCCTGAAAGGTTCGTGGCGCAAGACGAAAAACCAACAGAAGCACCAGAGCAGACATCAACCATCCAAACACTCAGGCAACCCTTCAAGATTGAGCAACTGGACGACATTGATGACGAGCCAGTGGAATGGTTGATCGAGGGAGTCATCCCGAAGAAGGCTTTTGTGGCCTTGTACGCGCCACCAGCATCCTTCAAGTCATTCGTGGCCTTGGACATTGCGGAGTGCATTGCAACGGGCAGGGAGTTCCTCACCAAGACAGTCAAGCACCAAGGCGCGGTGTTGTACATAGCTGGCGAAGGTCACGGTGGTATCGGGGCGCGTATCAAGGCCATGAAGAAGCATCACTCAACACCAGCAGGTGCGCCAGTGTTCTTTTTACGCAAACAGATCAACTTGCGGTCAAGTGCCACGGACATCCAAGACCTGATTCAAGCCGTGGATGACATCCAAGCCACGCACGACATCCAGTTTGAGCTGGTGGTCATTGACACGTTAGCCAGAGCCTTTGGCGGTGGCAATGAGAACGCGAGTGAGGACATGGGAGCCTTCATAACGGCAGCAGGAGCAATCCAAGGCAGATACAACTGCGCACTGCTAGTCGTCCACCACGCTGGTAAGGATGCCACCAAAGGTTTGCGCGGTCACAGCTCACTCTTAGGAGCCGTGGACACCGAGCTGGAGATCATCCGTATCGAGGACGCGCCAAAAGGCATCTTTCACATCAGCAAGCAGAAGGACGGTGAGGACGGTCAAAGGTACGGATTCCAGATGATTACGGTGGAGTTATCCACAACACTTTTGGGGTTTGATAACGTCAGCTCATTAGCCGTGGAAGTTGACGCTGACATGGATGTCAACCGCAGTCGCAAGGAGCCATCAGCGCCACCGAGCAGAGCTGGACTTGGAACCAACAATTCCAACGCCTTACGCGCACTCCATGCAGCCATCAAGAAGTTCGGGATGATGGAAACCATCAACGGGATGCGCAACAAGGCCATCAAGGTTGACCAATGGCGGGACGAGTTCAGGGCGTCAATGGGTAACGACTTGGACTCCAAGGACTTCCGTCAATTATGGTGGCGGGTCAAGTCTCAACTCCTGAACGCAGAAAAAGTTGCTGTTCATGGGGACTGGTGTTGGGCTATGTTTGATGACCATGACGGTTCTGGCGAGGTCGTTGGACGTGTCATTCCATTCAAATAGGCGTCTACATATGGTCTACATATGTCTACATATGTAGACGCCATGTGTAGACCGTCTAAGCGTCTACATATGGGGTGTGTGTCTATAAGACACACCCATATGTCGACGAGACGGCGACAGAAATGTAGGTTATTCGTAAGAAAAGTGTAAGGATTAGAAAAGGTGGATTTATGGCAACAAGGCAGATAAAAAAGAAGGTTGAGCAGCCGAGTATTCCAGCGGACCCGTTTGAGCTGTTCATGCGAAGCAAGTTGATTGAACTTCTTAACGTCCAACAGTCGCACGAAAAGAAGTGGGGTGTCAGTCGGTTGATTGGATTGGTGGATGAGGAGTTCCGTGTCAGGTTCTGGACGCAATCGGAAAGGGTCTACGCTGCTCAACGGAGTCGTGACGAAGTTAGACTCAGCAAAGCAGTGGATGGGATGAAGAAGGCATATGCAGCGTTGGAGCAGTGGGCTGTTACAACTGGCGTTAGCCAAGTGCCAGAGATTAAGAATTGCCAGTACGAGATGCGTGATGGCTCAGTCATGGTCGTGGTGGAGACTTACGAGGACGCGCTGCACTTTGACCAGTTCATGGGTCACGACAGTCGCAGACACATCTGGTGCATGGAGGAGCTTGAACTGGTGATGAACGCTGAAGTGGTCAAGGAGACAATGGCTTTGAAGCGTAGCTATCCAGCGGCGCAGATGGTACGGCTGGACAAGCCAGCCAACAAGTTTCCTGAAGGTGGAGCGACAGGCTTGGAAGACATGAAGTCTGACGATGATGCGATCTTTAAGGGTAAACGTGTGGATAAGGTGTTCGACACGTCTGCATATGGCTCTAAAACGCATCAGAAGGCGCTTTAGAGCGATTTAAATGGGTGGTTGATGGCTAGGTAGCCATGAGCATTGATAATTGATTGTAGGAGGTTTAAATGGCTGGACAAAAAAAGAAGGTTGAGGACTTAGCGTTGCTCGATACGCTACCGAGAGAGCAGATTCAAACTTTGTTCGAGGCTGGACTGTCCGAGACTCGCATTTGCTACAAGCTCGGCATAGGCCGAAAAGCCTTGACGGTTTGGCTTGATCGCCCAGAGAACGAGGGCTTCCTCTCTCGCGTGCGCGCGAAAGCGGCAGACAACTTGGTGTCGGAAATAATAGAAATCTCTGACGAAACCGACATAAGTGAAGTAAATAAGGCTCGTTTAAGGGTCCAAACGCGCCAATGGGTGGCTGAACGATGGAATCCAGCAGCGTATGCGCAGAACAAGATGCCGAGCGTTACGGTCAATCTGGCTAACTTGCGGCTCGATGCGCTGCGACATGGCGAGTACATCGAGGCCGAGTTACCCACAGACAAACTGTCGTAAGTTGTTCAAGTTGTCCACAGTTCACATGGTTTGTTGCAGCGATGCAACGAAATGTATGTATGAGCTGTGGATAACGACAAAATAACTTTACATAATGGACATTGTATAAAGTCGTTGAGTGCCAAAGTATTCATAATGCGATCTAGGCAGGAATCGTGCCAGCCGACAGCGCCCGAAGCCCCCCGTGGTGGCGTGTCGGCGGGGTGGCTGTACAGGCGCAACTCCACACGCATCCCGAAAAAAAATTTTAAAAAAATCTAGAAAACGACTACACTTGACTACGACATCAAGACGCATGAGGATTGTCGGATAAAGGCTGTTTCTATGATGCTTAGGCAGACAGTCTCCAGCGGGAACTGGCTTCAGTCCTCAGTCGTGTTGGTGGACGAGACATTGCGGATTCGCGGTGGATATGGGTAGGACTGTGCCTATCAAGAATACAGGGTTCACGACCTGACGCCAACAGCTCATTGATGCCACAATCCACACATGACTACAGAATCAACCCCCAAGAAACTGCACGTTGATACACAGGAGCTGGTGGACAACGCTGCCAAGAAGCTAGACGAGAAGATCAAGAACAATCCTTTCGTGGCCTTCACAGCCCGATACCGAAACAACCCTGTGCTGTTCGTCAAGGAAGTCTTGAACACCGTCCCTGATGAGTGGCAAGAGACTATGCTGAACCACATCGCCAAAGGTGAGCGCCGAATCTCTGTCCGATCAGGCCACGGAGTAGGCAAGTCCACAGGCGCAAGTTGGGCAATCATTTGGTATTTACTTTTGCGTTACCCCGTCAAGGTCGTGGTGACAGCCCCCACATCGAGCCAGTTATATGACGCGCTTTTCGCGGAACTGAAGCGATGGGTGAAAGAACTGCCCCCAACCTTGCGGGATATGCTTGAAGTGAAGCAAGACCGCATCGAAGTCAAGGAAGCCGCAACCGAAGCCTTCGTGTCCGCAAGGACCAGCCGAGCCGAACAGCCCGAAGCCTTACAGGGTGTCCACAGCGACAACGTGATGCTGATTGCTGACGAAGCATCGGGTATACCCGAACAGGTTTTCGAGGCTGCGGCTGGCTCTATGTCTGGACACAATGCCGTGACTCTGTTGTTGGGCAACCCCGTCCGAAGCTCTGGATTCTTTTATGACACCCACAACCGTCTGGCGAATGATTGGGTGACTATGAAGGTGTCTTGCGTGGACTCTCCACGGGTATCTGATGCCTACGTTGAGGAGATGAAAGCGCGTTACGGAGAGGAGTCCAACGCCTACCGAATTCGCGTACTAGGTGAATTCCCTAGATCGGACGATGACACCATCATCCCGATGGAGCTGCTGGAGCTGTCCAAGCACCGAGATGTGGCGACTTCTCAACACGCCAAACTGATCTGGGGCTTGGACGTTGCACGTTTTGGTGGTGATCGCTCGACCCTTGCCAAGCGTCAGGGCAACGCGCTGATTGAGCCGATCAAGGTCTGGAAGAACTTGGATTTGATGCAACTGACGGGTGCAGTGGTTGCTGAGTGGGAGGCGTTGCCTTCTAGCCAGCGCCCCCATGAGATTTTGGTGGACTCCATCGGTTTGGGCGCTGGCGTGGTTGACCGACTGCGCGAGTTGGGTTTGCCTGTTCGCGGCATTAACGTGTCCGAGTCCCCTGCGATGGGTACGACCTACAGGAACTTACGCGCCGAGCTTTGGTACAAGTGCAAAGCGTGGTTTGAGGCGCGAGACTGTCGTATCCCATTGGACGAGGAACTTGTAGCGGAACTGGCTACCGTTCGTTACTTCTTCACGTCCAACGGCAAGATTCAGATTGAGAGTAAGGATGACATTCGTAAGCGCGGCCTGAAGTCACCCGACAAGGCTGACAGCTTTGTCTTGACGTTTGCATCTGACGCAGCCATCGGGATGTTCGGTGCGAACACCGCGCAGCAGTGGTCCAAGCCGTTGCGCCGAAACGTGTCGCGGGTTGCATAATCGCGTCATTCCATTAACTTTGAAGGGGTAGGCTATGAAGATTTCCGCAGCAGCCAAGAAGATTGGCAAGGTCATGGGCGAATACAAATCTGGCACTTTGCACTCAGGCAAGGGCGGCAAGGTTGTAAAGAATCCAAAGCAAGCCATTGCCATCGCAATGTCTGAAGCCAAGATGCCTATGCGCGGTCAACGCACTGCAAAGAACAGGGCCAAGAAATGAAGCAAGGACTCTACGCAAATATCAACGCCAAGCAAAAGCGTATCGCTGCTGGCTCTGGCGAAAAGATGAACAAGGTCGGCTCCAAGGCCGCGCCTTCTGCTGCTGACTTTAAGTTGGCGGCAAAGACTGCAAAGAAGCCCAAGGCGAAAAAGTGATTCCAATCTGCATTGCAACAGTACACGGCAAGGGGTTGCCTGTACTGCTTGAGTCAATCAAGCAATACGCGCCAGAGGCGTTTGTCTATCTTCGCGGCCCTGAGTCCGTGATCTCCAAGATGGAAAATTTGGCAAATGTTCGCATCATGGTTGGCGAGGCGCGTAACTTTGGCGATGATTACAACGAGATCATTGACGATGCGCTGAAGTACCACACGGCTTGCATCGTCTGCAATGACGATGTTGTCTTAACCCCCACCAGCTACTCAAAACTGCTGGATGACGTTGACACAATTCGATCTCTTGAACCGTCCGTTGGTTGGGTGGCTGCGCGTAGCGATTCGGTTCGTGCTGTGCAGAACATTCGGTTCAACCGAGAGTCTGACCCGTTGTATATGAACCGTTTTGCGTCCGAGGACTACATCTTCCCGACTGACGTTGTGGCTCCAATCTTTGCTTATGTCTCGCGTGATGCGTGGAATCACGGACGGTTTGGCCCGATCAACTGGTACTCAGACGATGCGTCCTGCTTAGATATGTCAGCCAAGGGCTATACGCACTACGTTTCCACTTCTTATGTCCATCACGTTGGAAGCCAGACAGTTGGCACTGACGTGGAGAAATTAAATCTTCAAGCCCGTCCGTGGATTGAGCAAAACAGACCGCAATATGTCAAAGAGTTCTTTGGTTCTTAATCTTGGTTCGGGTAAAGATTGGCGTGAGGACTGCATCAACGCAGACATCCAGCGCCGAATCAAATCCGATTGGTGTCTAGATATTCAGGACGTGCATTGGGGTTCGCTGCTAGTGACGCGCTTTGGCGACTTCCGTGTCAAGGCCGAGATGTTTGACGTGATTTTGGCGAACGACATCCTTGAACACGTCCCTGACTTGGTGAAGGCCATGACCAACTGCAAGGAGTTGCTGAAGGTTGGTGGCGAGATGCGCATCCATGTTCCTTACGACTTGTCTTATGGTGCTTGGCAAGACCCAACGCACGTCCGAGCGTTCAACGAAAAGTCGTGGTTGTATTACACGGATTGGCATTGGTACTTGGGTTGGGAAGATCGGTTCTTTGTCAAGCATCTGGAATTCACGCTCTCAGAGGTCGGGGAAAGTCTAAAATTGCCACAAGATGAGATTTTGAGGACTCCACGGGCGGTGGATTCCATGTACGTCATATTGCAAAAGGGCAAGAAATGAAAGTTCCATACGAGTTTGAGTCTGAGACTACAAGTGCTTTGCTGAACAAGGCGAAAGAGCAGATTGAGGACTTGATGGAGTCAAAAGACCCTGAAGAAGTCAAAGAGGAAGAAGCCGAACACCAGCAGATGGATGACGAAGAACTTGAGGCCATGATCGGTCAAGAGATCACGGACGCTGTTTCTTATATTGACTCAGACCTGTCGCCTATTCGTGCGATGGCGACACGCTACTACCGCGGCGACCCCTTCGGTAACGAGGAAGAAGGCCGTTCTCAGGTCGTTGCGATGGAGACACGCGACACCATTTCGGCAATGATGCCTTCCTTGATGCGCGTTTTCTTTAGTTCCGAGAACGTGGTCGAGTTTGTACCCCGTGGCCCTGAAGACGTAAAGAACGCGCAGCAAGCCACCGACTACGCAAACTTCGTGTTTTCGTCCGACAACAACGGCTTCATGACAGCCTACGCCACCTTCAAGGATGCCTTGGCGCGTAAGTGCGGCATCATGGAAGCGGTTTGGGAGGAGTCAGAGGAAGTCCGAATCGAGCAGTATTCTGGCCTTGACGATGCCACCTTGCAGATGCTGATGCAAGAGCCAGAAGCCGAGATGAAGATTGTTGTGTCTTACCCTGACGAAGACGCGATGCAGATGCAGCCGATGGTTGACCCTGCCACGGGTATGCCCGTTGTGCAGCCACCCGCGATGCTGCACGATGTCGAGATCAAGCGCATCGTCAAGTCTGGTCGCAACCGCATTAACAGCGTGGCTCCAGAGGAGTTGCTGCTTTCGCGTCAGGCTTTGGACTTTGAGAACGCCCCGATCATTGGTCGGCGCAAGATGGCAACCGTGGCTGAATTGATCGCCATTGGCTACGATGAAGATGAGGTAATGGAGTACGTTGGCACGTCTGACTTGGCTGACAACGAGGAAGCTCTGGCCCGTCACGCACTGAACAACCAGCAATTCCAAGACCAAAGCGCCAACCCGATGGAGCAGCGCGTCTTGTACTGCGAGGTGTACGTCCGTGTTGACTTTGACGGTGACGGTATTCCTGAATTGCGCAAGATTTGCACGATGGGTCCAAGCTACGAAGTCAAGCGCAACTTGCCTTTTGCTTACATCCCATTCGTGGCCTTCCCATGCGACCCAGAGCCACACACATCGCCACTTGAGGCTGGCTCAATCTTTGACATCACGCACGACATTCAAGAGATCAAGTCTGAAATCTTGCGTAATACGCTGGACTCGCTGGCTCAGTCGATTCACCCACGCACTGCCATCGTTGAAGGCCAAGTCAACATTGACGATGTGCTGAACAACGAGACAGGCGCTGTGATTCGTATGCGCGCGCCAAACATGGTGCAGACCTTTGCACAGCCGTTTGTTGGTCAGGCTGCTTTTCCGATGCTGGACTATGTGGACAGCATCAAGGAAGACCGTACTGGCATGAGCAAGGCCGCAATGGGCCTGAACGCTGACGCTTTGCAGTCTTCCACCAAGGCTGCTGTTGCTGCCACCATCACAGCCAGCCAAGGCCGCATTGAGCTGACTTCCCGTCTGCTGGCTGAAGGCATGAAGACACTGTTCAAGAAGATTCTTTTCTTGACGGTGACTCATCAGGACAAGGCCCGAATGATTCGTCTGCGCAACGAATGGGTGCAGATCGACCCACGTTCTTGGGACACGTCAATGGACGTGACCGTGAACATCGGCTTGGGCAACGGTGACACCAACGAGAAGCTGGCTGCTTTGGCTCAATTCGCGGCAAAACAAGAGTCAATCATTAACCAGTACGGCTTGGATAACCCTGTTGTGTCGCCACAGCAATATGTCCGTACCCTGCGCAAGATGGTTGAACTGTCTGGATTTAAAGACGCATCTGCCTTCATCAATGACTTGCCTGACGATTGGAAGGCCCCACAAAAGCCTCAAAAAGCCACGCCAGAGGAAGTGCTGGCGCAAGTTCAGGCTCAGTCGATTCAGGCTGACATCCAGAAAAAGGCGGCAGAACTAGAACTGAAACGTCAACAAATGATGTTGGATGACGACTTCAGGCGCGATCAAATGAATCAAGATCGACTACTTAAACAATACGAACTTGAGTTAAAGTACAACACACAGATCAGCACTGCCCAAATCGTGGCAGAGCAGAATGTAAACCGCGAGGCTGTGAAACAACAAGCCGCGATTGTTCAGCAAGCAGTTGAGCAAGCGCAGCCCGAAATGCAGCAGCCTATGCAACCCATCAACCCACAAGGAATGGTCTAAGTGAGCAACGAAGAAACCGTAAGAAAAGGGAAGAAGGCCGAGAGTCTGGTTCAAGACGAAGCCTTCTCAGCAGCTCTGCTGCAAATGGAGAACGATGCTGTCTGGCTTTGGAAAAGTACGAAGTCAGAGGACACCGTAAAAAGAGAGAGCGCGTGGCACATGATTCAGGCGATTGAGCAATTCCGTACCCAGATGAACAAGATCATGGACAACGGCAAGATTGCACAGCGTCAGATTGAACGCGCTCAGAAAAATCTGGTTTAAAGGAATTGGAAATGTCAGAAGGAAACGCCAACCCCACAGGGAGCATCCCAACAGGTCCAATGTCAGTGGACGAAGCGTCCAATGCACTCGCTCAGTTGTTTGGTCCCGAGGAGGGAGAAACCGAACAGGAAGTTGAGGCGCAGTTGTCATCCGATGAGGATGGCGCGGCATCTGTCGATGAATCACTTGACGTGCAAGACGATGAGTCTAGTGACGAAACGAAAGATGAACAGTCGGAAGATTCTGATGAAACCGAGGAAGACGAACAGCCACAGGTTTTCACCGTCAAGGTAGACGGTAAGGAAATCGAGGTGACGCTGGACGAACTCCAACAAGGTTACAGCAGGACACAAGACTACACACGAAAGACGCAACAGATCGCTGAAACCCGTAAAGCGGTTGAGGCTGAAGCTGCTGCTATTCGTGCCGAGCGTGAACAGTACGCTCAATTGTTAGGAGCGTTGCAACAGCAACTTGAGTCGGCTGGTGAACAGCCCGTTGATTGGGACCGTCTTTACGCAGAAGACCCCATTGAATGGGTACGCCAGAGAGAGTTGGCCCGTGACAAGCAAGAAAGACAAGCAGCTATTCAATCCGAACAGCAGCGCCTTTCTCAATTGACACAGAAACAACGTGAGGAAGAATTCAAGGCAACACTTGCGAAAGAAAGTGAAGCATTGATTCAAGCCATTCCTGAATGGAAGGACGCGAATAAAGCAAAGGCTGAAAAGGCTTTGCTAATCGAGTTCGGACAGAAGGTCGGCTACTCAGAAGACGAACTCAAGAATGTTTTTGACCACAGGGCTGTCTTGACGTTGCGTAAAGCAGCGTTGTATGACCAGATGATGTCTAAGCGTAAGAACATCAAACCCGTAGTCAACAACGGTCCACGTCCAGTAAAGCCATCGGCTGCTGGTCGTGTCTCCTCAACAACTGAAGGTACTCGCGCAAAACAGCGTCTTGCAAAAACTGGTCGTGTCGATGATG